CCATGCCTGATAAAGAAAAGTTTGATCAAAAAAAAATGGATGCTGAAATGGCTGAGATCATAGGCGCGGTGAAGGGAGATGATTATCTGAGACACGCAAGAAAGCTGAGTGCGCTTTGTTGCTCACAAGCTGAATTGGCGGCATTTTTTGGCACAACCCAATCGGCAATTCACTATCAAATAAAGAAAGATAAAGCTTTTGCCGAAGCGATTCAATCAGGCAATCAATACGGCAGATTGTCACTAAGGCGCAGCCAGTTCCAAGCGGCGCTTGATGGTAATCCCGCAATGTTAATCTGGTTAGGTAAGCAGCTTTTGGGGCAAAGTGATCGAAGCAATGTAGCGGTTGATTTTAGTGATTGTAAAAACAATCGAGAAAGGGCAGAGAAAATACTTCAAGAAGTGGCTGATGGCAAAGTTACCGTTCAGGATGGTGCAATGCTGATGAATATGGCTAAAACCGTGATTGATGAAACAAATCTTGAAGCGTTAGAGCGCATAGGCAAGCTTGAAAAAATAGCAAGCGGCGACAAGAAAGACAAGGACGATACAGATGGTGAGTAGCGCGGTATTGGCAAGGCGAGTCGATGAAATAGAGCCAATCATTCAGGCGCAATCTGGCAAGGTCCATGAATCCGTCTATGGGGTTGTCGATAAAATTGTCGATGGCAAACCCCATTTTATCCGCAAATGGATTGGCACGATTGGCAATATGCGGCCAACCGAACTTGAACCAACCATTTATTGTATTGAGAAACTTGAACCGGCGATCTTGCAGCACAAAAAATGGAAGTGTTTTTATGGTGGCAGGGCAGGTACAAAATCTATTTTCGCTATGGATGCCTTGATAGGTGATGTGAATGCCTTTGGTTCAAAAGTCTTTGTGTTGCGGGAGCGCATGAAGTCATTAAGACATTCAATCTTTTCCGGTATTGAATCAAGGATTCAAACGCTAGGCATAGCGGGTTTTCACCCCGTACCGAGTAATTGGGAGATTAGCCATAGAAACCGAGGCAAGTTTGCCTTTGGTGGATTGCAAAACATTATCGACATGAAAGGTTCGTTCGATTTTAAATATTTTCTGCTGGAAGAAGCAGCCAAGACCAGTCAGAAAACGCTTGATGTATTGGGGCCAACTCTTCGAGGCGTAAAAAATACCGAGCTTTGGTTGATATGGAATCCAGAAGCGTCAACCGATGCCATGAGTACCGAGTTTATTTTGCCGTATCAGGATATTCTCGATGAAGAAGGATTTTATGAAAACGATGATTTGATGGTGATCAAAGTCGGCTTTGAAGACAATCCCTGGTTCAAACTGGATGAGTCATTGAGTCAGGAGCAGGCCAAGGACAAGCGCAAGATGGAAAACCGTTTAATGTCAAAAGCCCGTTATGATCACATTTGGGGGGGAGACTTTGATGATAATGTTGAAAACGGCATTATTCAGCCCGATTGGTTTGATGCTTGTGTCGATGCACACAAAAAATTGGGTTTCTTTTCCCGTGGGCAAGTGGTTTTTACACACGATCCAAGTGATGAAGGAGATGATCCAAAAGGCTTTGCTTGCCGTCAAGGAGTGGTATTTATTGATGCGGGAGAGTTCCATGCGGAAAATGCCAACAGAGCGTTCGATCAAGCGTGCGAGATTGCTAAAGAGTATCGTTGTGATGTTTTTGGTTACGATGCTGACGGCATGGGCGCTTTGCTTCGTGATCAAGCAGCTTCCAATTTCGAGAACACAAAAGTTAGAGTCTTTATGTTCAAGGGTTCAAATGGTGTTAACCAGCCCAATAAAATCTTTGAAGGGGCAAAACAATTCGACATTAAAGAAGCCAAGCGAAACAGGGACACCTTCAAAAACAAAAGAGCGCAAAACTACGCAAGACTCGCCGTTAGAATGCACAACACCTATGAGGCGATTACTGATGGGATTTACCATGATCCCGATGAACTAATTAGCTTTGCCAGTGAAACAATTCCCAAAAGGCAAATGCAAAAGCTTCGATCTGAATTATGCCAGTTACCGAGAAAGCCGAGCAACTTCGGCATGATTGAATTGTATTCAAAACCCGAAATGAAACGTGGCATTGTGATGAGTGATGGCAATCGAATTGTTATCCCAAGCCCTAACATTGCTGATTGTTTAATGATGAGCTTTGATGATGCAACTCAGATTAAGCAGTTAGAGGACAATGTTGATGTGCCTACACGAAAGCATCATTGGTAAAAAGCCATGAACAAACGAGATGCCAAGCGATTTGAAGACACAAGATTAGCCTTTCAATGCGCCGTTGATAGCCATTACGATAAAATGGCGCAGGCCGTTGAAGACTTGCGTTTTGCCTTTGTCGCTGGCGCTCAATGGAATGGTTCAGATGGTGATATGTTTGCCAACCGGCCAAAGTTTGAAAACAATACAACCGCAATTGCAATACAGCGCATTCATGGTCAGTACCAAAGAGCTAATTTTGGAATCAAGGTTATTCCCAACTCAGATGAAGCCACCGATCTTGATGCCGAGGTGCTAACGTCAAAATACCGAGATGATTTTATCAAGTCCGATGGTGTGGAGGCAGATTCAAACGCAGCCCTTGAAGCCTTTACATGCGGTTTTGGCGCAACCCTTTGGACAAACCGATACGAAAATGATGAAAACCCCAATGCCAACCGGCAATACCTTTGCAGCGAACCGATTTATTCAGCATGTTCGAGCGTTGTCTTTTCTGCCAATGCCTTGCGTAAAGATAAATCCGATGCAGAGAAAGCCTGGTATTTAATTCGCGCCAATCGAGAATACATTGAGCGCGAATATGGCGAATCTGTTTGCAGCTATCCGCAATCAACCTATGACAATATTGGCTGGGAGTGGGACGCAACCAAAGACGTTTATCTGGCGCACGTTTGGGAGGTGGTTGAGAAAACCTTTACCGATTACATTTTTCCATTCAGTGGCCTAACGATAACAATCGGTGATGGAAGCATTCTTGATCAGGATGGAAACGAAATCAGCCGTGATATTTTCAATGAGCTAAAAGACATTGAAGAATATGACCAGATAAAACGAAAAGTCCGAAACGTTGAGTATTCTTTTCAGCATGGGGACGGTTATCTTATCAAACCCAAGAAAACGCCCTTCAAGAGAGTGCCTATAATCCCGCGTTATGGCCATTATTGTGTTATCAATGGTATTGAGCACTTTTTTGGAGAAGTGGCCTTAAAACGCGATCCACAGCGTTTTGGCAATATGCTTTATAGCTCATTAGGCCAAATTGCCAGTCAGAACCAGATTCCCCTTAAAGAATATCTTCCCGCGCAGGTTAATCGACACAAAACCACGTTCGAGAACAAAGACATTGAAAACCCGCCTTATCTGCTTACTGATCCCGCTGATTTACCCGATGGGAGCGTTGCCATTGGGCCAGTTGGCGACCACCAACCCCCCGCTATCGGCTCAGGATTACAGGCCGCAATACAAATTAACAGTGCCATCAAAACCGAACAAGAAGGGACGGGTCAAAGTACCGTCCCAGCCAACACGAGCGCAAGCGCAGTTCAACAAGTTAATGAAAGGCAAGATGATAGGTATCAGGCGCTATTTCAAAATCAAATGTATGCGATTCAGGCGGGTGCTAGGGTATATATTCCAGCGGCGCAGGAAATCTATTTCAGTGAATCAAGAAACATCAGAGTCATTGGGCAAGATGGTCAGTCCAGTAACGTTAGAACAATGCAAGACAGTCTCAGCCCGAGTGGTGACGTTTATGGCCCTTACGCTTATTGTGCGCGAGGCGACTATGAAATACAGGTTAAAATGGACGAAGCGTACAAAGATAAAAAAGCAAGAGAGCTTGAAGAATCCATGACGCTATTGCAATACGTTGACAGCAACAGCCCCGAAGGGCAAATGATTGTCAATCAGGCAATTATGGCGACTACATCAGACACAAACGTGGATTTGAGGCGTATAGCCCGTTATAACATGATCGACATAATGTTAGCCCGTGGATTGCAGGTTGAACCCAAAAGTCAGGAAGAAGCGCAATACATTCAGAAGAAACAGGAGGAAATGAACAAGCCACCTGAACCAACCCCCGAACAACAAGCCATGATTCAGGCAGCCCAAGCCGAAGCCGAAGCCCGTCAAATGGAAGGGCAAGCAGCTATTCAAAACGAAATCAATGATGCAACCAAAAACGAAATATCATTGCTTAAAGCCCAAAATGATCAGGAAGCGTTGAAAATCAAAGCCCATGAAGCAGGCGCAACTATCAACCTGAAAGAAGCGCAGGCGATTAAAGCCAAGGCGGATGCTGCCGCGAATATGGCGCAGAAGATGGCGGAGGGGTGAATGGCGTTAACAGGTAGAGCAGTAGGAACATTAGGTGCGCTATTGGGCGCTGGCTATTCAGATGAATCAGACGCAGCGTTTATTGGTCAATTAGCCAAAACATTCAACCATGATGCACTTAAACTAGCCAAAAAAATGCAAGGCGAGGGAGCAACAAGGGATGAGATATGGAAAGCAACAACAGATAAATATGGTGCGCCTACATTCAAGGATTCTATTGACAAAAATTGGAAGCAGGAAATACCAGATTGGCACGCTATTTACGAAACAGAAGAATTAATAGAAGCTAATCCCAATCTTAACGATAAATGGAATTTAACATTAGAAGATATTCTTGGTCATAGTCGGCTTTATGAGGCTTATCCTTCACTAAAGAATATAAACATTAATAGACAGTTAGAGGAAGGCGCAGCGTACAACCCAGCAACCGATGATATTTATTTGAATGAAGACGATCTTATTGAAGGGTTGCAGTCAGGATCTACATACAAGATTCAAAGAAATTTATTGCATGAAGCACAACACGCTATACAAAATAGAGAGGGGTTTTCAAAGGGGGGTTCGCCGCATAGATATATATTGCCAGAAATTGTCATGAACATGGAGGAAGTTAAAAGGAAAAATCATCATGGATACCTTAATATGGAAAGGATTTATCTAAATAACAGGATTAGAAATTTTTTAAGTAATGAATATGACAAAGAATTAAAAAATGAATCATATGTACCGAAAGAAACAAGAAAAAACGCAGTTTATTCTAGTATAAAAAAAGGCATGGATGAGTTTTATGGGGAGTATAAAGACCTTCAAAACCAAATAAGGAAATCCAATAGGGATAATAATTTAACAAAGTTTAAATATTTTCCCGGCAGTCCAATAACTCAAGATGAAATAATAGAAGACTTTAAATCGAATTTCACCCCTGGGTTCCAGCCTTATAGGTGGAATAGTGAGGGAGCTACATATAAAGAATACCATGACATATACACAGAAGCCCAAAAAAAAATTGATGAAGCCCTACAAAAAAAGCAAGATGACTTTGAAATATATAAGCGTTTAGGTGGTGAAGCCGAAGCAAGAAATGTAGAAACAAGAAGATTTACAGATCCAAGAATCCCCCCTTGGAAAACGCTTGATGTTCCAGAAGATGAAATATATCCCGTTGCTAGAAACACAAGGCTTTACCGCAATGCACCTGAAAGGGAAATGAGTCATCCAAATAACAACAAAAGACGCGAAGACTTTCTAAAAAAACTCGATAAAAAGCGTAAAGCAGAG